TGGCGAAGGCGGAAGCTGGGCTGCTCGCCATTGCTAAGCGCGATGAGCAAATGATCTGGGGCGAAGACTATGAGGTGGAAGAAGCATTCAAAGATATGCGCGACATCGCCCTCGCCACCCTCGCAGATATCCAAGGAGAGAGCCATGACTGACGAAGAACTGATCGCACGGCTGCGCCTCTACGGAAGCAAGTTTCACCATGAGTTCGGCCACAACGACGCCGCCGACCGCATCGAAGCCCTGACGGCCAAGCTGGCGACCTGCGAGAAATACCGTGACGCCTATGCCGAGTGCGACAGGATCGGGACGCAGGCTGTGCGTGACCTTGAAGCCAAGCTGGCGAAGGCGGTGGAGGCGTTGGAGAAGGCCGCTACTGACATGGACGATTATGTTGGCCGAGGATATGGCGACTGTTTCAGAGACACCCTCGCAGAGATCAAAGGAGAGAAGCCGTGATGATTTGGGAAGTGACGAGGTGCAGAGACTGGAAGGCAAAAGTAAGAGCTGATCGGTTCGACATTGTTGATGGCGCTTTGGTGTTCTTCACGGGAACGGAAGCCGTCCTCGCTTTCGCGCCGGATCAATGGGCTTCGGTGGTGCCTACCGATGAAGATGAGGACGAAGGACTGACATGACCCGCACCCGGCACGACACATCGCCCCAAGCACAGGCTATCCGCGCCGCTGGCTTCGTGCGCGTGCCGGGTGGGCTTTGGGCAACGCAGGAGCAGTTTGACCTCATCATGTTCATGCTGAAACCGAACCTAGACCAGATCAATAGAATAAAGGACAGACATCAATGGCACCGCCAAGACGAGTAATCACCCGCGACATGATCCAAGCCGCCAAAGACAAGGGCTGGCATCTAACCCTCGCAGCGGCTCACTACAACATGCACCGCTCAAGCATCGCCGCCGCCTGCGAGCGGTTCGGGATCGTCCTGCCCATGCACCAATTCTCGCCCCAACGGGTCAGCCCTAAGAGCAAGGTCTGGATTGACATCATCGACGGAGAAACCAAGCCCAAGGTGAAGCTGTCTGCCAGCCCGGCAGCCATCAAGCGCGCCATAGAGGACATCGAGCGCGAAAAGCGGTTGCGGGCGATGCGGTGACTTGATACGAAAATCTGCGAGGGGCGCAGCACGGCTTTGTGTTGGTCAAGATCAGACTGCGCTACGGCTCATCTTCATCAGGCGCCCCTCGCGATTAATCCAAAAACCTGTCTATAGGGTCCAGCGCCCGCAATACAAGGCCGTCCATCTTGTGGAAGGTCATCGACTGCAAAGCACGGCGGCCACCGTATCCCATACCGGCGGCATAGGCGTCAGGCGGGCAGAAGGCGCGCAAGCTCTCATAGCGCAGCGGCCCAAGGTCTTTGGCCTGATCGTGGTGAACGTGGCCTGTCAGATAATGCCGGTGCCTTGTCTGTGACCAGAACGTGCAGACATCCGACAGATACAGCGCCATCTGTTGCGGCTTTCCCTTGTCACCGTGGTGAGCGAATATCGCGCACTTGCCCCATTGCATCATGAACAGATCGCGCGGGTCTTTCTCGACCGTCACACGGCCTTCGTTGCGATACCGCTCTGCCAACGCGAAGTTCAGCGTCATGCTCGAGTGCGGGTCATGGTTGCCACGCAGCACGCGCACCAGCACGCTGGCGTGCTTCTGAAGCAGCTTGTGGATCGTCTCTGCGATGATGCCGATGCCAACGTCCAACACCTTCCAGAAGCGCCCGTCCACGTCCAGCTTGTGGCGGTTGGCCGGAGTTTCCGACCGCGTGTCGTCTGAGTGGAAGTAATCGCCGCCGATCAGAAGCACGGCCTGCTCTGCCGCTGGCGTGAGCGCCAGCACCTTGGCAAAGGCGTGCCGCATGTCCTGAGCCGCGTGGCCGAGGTCATAGTCCTGTGAGCCTGTTTCGCGGCCCCACGCCATCATGCCGACATGCGCGTCCATGAGCGGATACACGGCGCACAGATCGGCCATGACGCTTTCAGGGGCCAGCACAGGCTCAGCAGGCTCCATGCCCTCCAGCGCCGCGCGTATGCGCTCTGCGACGGCCTCCGGCTGCTCCGCCTCGGGTCGCAGCATGACGGAATAGCCCGGCTCCTCGTCTTTGGCCGGAACCTTCACCCAAGCCATCGACGGGACCATGTTTGTGCCAACGGCTTTCATGCTGTCAGCAATGGCCGGGTCTATCCGGTAATCTTTCCGGACATCCGGCGTAAAGCCCGCTTTATCTAGCATCCGCTGCATGTCGCGACGGTTTATGCCGATCTCGCGCGCGGCCTCGGTCAAGTTGCCCAATCGCTTGAAGGCCTCAACGGCCTCTTGCTGTCTAGGTGTCATTGGCACAGCCCGCGTCGAGAAGCTGGATCAGGTGCGCGCCCGAAACCACCGAAAGCGGCCCGCCATCGTAAGCCAGATCCGCCGCATGTTCCGTCCGCGCCTTTTCGGTCCCGGCGCAGACCGCATCAGTGCTTGCCGCGCTCACGCAGCCACTCGCGGGCAGCGTCAGCATCAGACATGCGGCCCACTTCGTCCATCCGCTTTCGCGTTTCGACATAATCGGTCAACTCCTCTTGCTTGGCGTCGGCCTGAGCCGACTTTCTGCCGCCAAGCCAGCTTGCTGCCAGCGCGGCGATGACAAGCCCAATGCCTGCCGTCCAGAGCTTCAAACGCGCAAAGATCATGCTTCACTTCCCCAAGCGATGCAGCGATATGATATTATTTTTGAAAACGGCCATTGCTGTTCCACAAACGCCGCATTTTCTGGAAGAGACGCAAGACACTCCTCCTCAGTCTTGGTGATCGGCCCGCTCATCGCAACACACGTTGACGGGTCGCAGACCAAAAGCACCAAAGACCAGATCATCTGTCGCCCTCCGCCCAGCGTTTGATGCGCTCTCGCATGACCCACAAAGCCGCCAAGACCACAACGCCTGCAAACACCATCGCCACGATCTGGGCCGTGCCATCAAGCGCGCCCAAGGCGGCAATCCCAGCACCAGCGCCCGACGCGATCTGTACCGCAGACGCTTGCATGGTGGTGGACTGCGCCACGCTGGTGCGGCCCTCAAACTTGCCGTCTACTGGCGTCAGGAACAGCTTGCGCTCAGCCTCGCGGCGGCGGGTCAAGCCTTTCAGCACTTTGCCGCCAGCCTTGTTCCACATCAGGATCGCCTTGGCAGCGCCCTCTTTGTCGCCAGCGTTGAACAGGCGAAGCGCGGATGACTTCTTAAACGCGCCCGGCCCGATGTTATAGGCCAGCGAGACAAAGGCCCCGAATTCATTGTCGCTGATAGCTACAGAGATGGACGGCGCAATTTGATCGGCAAACTTGTCCAGCGCCGCCTGCAAATATGCTTCCGCATCGCTCTTGGTGATCGTCATGCCCTCTTTAGGCGTCATGCCGACGCCAGCCGCAGCCGTGGTGCCGTACCCGATAGTCCAGATGCCAGCCGGGCATTTGTAGGCCTTGGCGCGGAAGCCCTCGAATTCCTTGACCAGATCGACGGTCGCTTGGTTGATCCTCATTTTCTCAAAGCCCTCTCGATGTCGTCCAGCTTGGCAAATACAGCTTTGAAGTTATCTTGCAGGTTTTTGAACTCTCGATCATGTGCCTCTTTGTTGGCTATAGCCTGCGCTTTTAACACTGCTATGTCAGTCGAGTGCGATTGTTGCACTCGATATTGGAGAAACACAAATCCGGCAACAGGCGCGACAACCCATTTCATAACAGCTTCCAAAACGTCCATCTCAATACCGCCCTTCCCAGACACGCAAGTGCGCGTTGTCGCTGTTGTTCATCTCGCGGGCCACAACCTCACGCATGGCCGCCGTGTCGTTGGGATTGACGCCCCACTTTTTAGCCCACTCAGCCCAGACCTTCATCGGCACCAAGCCGACCAGCTTGCTTTCTCCGAAGCTGTCCGCCCCGGCGCTTTTTAGGGCTTTCGCTCGTTCCAGAACCGGCGTGAAGTCGTGCTTCTGTTGCACGATGATCTTCCCGTCCTCCTCGAACATCTTCTCCGCGATTTTCGACATGGGCGTCCTCAAAGGTCAGATTAGGGTAGGCCAAACGCATAACATCCGCCACTTCTGGCGGCATCCGTAGGATTTGCCCGCGACGATAGCGGATGCCTCCCCGGAATATTCCTTCACATGTTACGCGATATTCCATCATTTGGAAATTGGGGCGAGCCTAAACCCGCCCCTTTTTTCATTACGACACGGTGGCCGAGAACGGAGTCGCTTCGGTGCCAGAGGCTTCCGACATAACCATAACAGCCCAAGTGTCGGCAGCGATGTCGTCACAGACGACACGCCAGCCCTTGAGGCCACCAGTGGTCGAGCCATCGAGCGTGATGGTGTCAGAGGTGGCGGCAGTGTAGAAGCACGAAGCACCCGCACTGTCGTTGCCCAGATAGGCCACGCCAGCCATCGTGTCGTTGCCGACAACTTTAATGATCTGGCTGCCCGAGGCATCGACTGCGCCGATGAACTCGTAGCGGTTGCCCGAGCCGGTTGCTTCCGGCAAAGTTGCGGTCACACCGGCAGCGCGGTTGAAGATAACGCGCTGGCCAACGTGAGCCTCGTCGGTGATCGAAACAGTCGCAGCCGCAACCGTGACGATGCCGTAGTTCTCAAAGTAATTTGAGGGCATGGGATTTTCCTTCAGCCATGAGATGAGGAAAGGGGCGAGCCGAAGCCCGCCCCATCACGATTACGAGGTGGTGTTGTCGTAGATGCCGCCCGACGACTTTTCGTTGCGGCAGACCAAGGTCAGTTCGGTGACGACCTGACGCTTCTCGTTGTCGCCGGTCTTGGCCAGTTCTTCGTTCTTGGTCGCACGCAGAACGCCAACGGCCCACATGTCGTCCTGCATGATGAACACGTCCCGAGCGCGGTTCTCGCGGGTCGGTTTGAATTCAACAGTGCCCCACGGGGTGACGTAGACGGCCATGTGCTTGATGACCTTCTCAGCTTCAGCCGTGATGTTCGAACGCTGGTTGTTGTTACCAGTGAAGCCCAGAGCAAGGTTCATCTGGAACGCCGACAGGTACACCGAGTCCGGCTTGCCGCCCGAGACCCAGATCGACTGCATAACAGCGTCGAACTTGGTCTGCGAGAATGCAGTCGGGGTGCCGTCGTCGGTACGGGCGTTGGAGCCGTCGCCGGTCGGGTCTGCACCCGAAGAACCGGATTGGAAGTTGGTGTTGGTGGTCAGCCAAGCCGGAACGCCAGCCATGCGGCGTGCGGTCGTGCTGTCACCAGCAACTTTTGCTTGGTTAGCAAACATTGCCTTTTCGATGTCCAGCTTCTGCTCTTTGGCAATCTTCAAAACCTGATAGGCCATTTCGCGTGCGCGACCGGCTTTGTTCAGGCCCTGATCGGTGCCGGGGATGACGACGCTGTTCTTGAAGATTTGCGTGCGGTTGTTCAAGCGAACAGTGGCCGAACGGGCTTCAGCGATGGTGTCGTCGCCTTCGATGTGAGCGTTATCGCCCGACGAACGCAGCGCGTCGGTCTGCCACTCGTGCAGCGTGTTGGACGCTTTTGCCTTAGCGCAAGCGGTGTAGAAGGGGGTTTCTTCCGGCGAAATGTCGTAGATCACGTCGGAAAGGTCTTCGCGGATGCCCTTTACGTCGTAGGAGTCGAGGGTGTTGGTTGGCTGTGCCATGATGTCGTCCTTTCAGGGTTTAACGGAAAAGAAGATCAATAAAAGCCTCTGGCTTTCCTGATCTCTTTGCGGCCTTCATCTGTCGATCACGAACGATTTTCTCAGGTGCAGGCTTACGCGGCGTCGGCTTCACGTTGCGCGGGGGTTCGGGCTTTTTAGCCTGAGCCTTTACCGCTGAAAGCTGATTGTAGCGATAAGCGTCATACAAGACTTGCACGAGGCGAGCATCGACTGTGCTTGCCACTTCTTCAGCCGAAAGCCCGTACTTCGAAGCAAAGCCAACGAGGTTCGCCTTGAGTGCAGCCGCCTTTTCAGGGTTGGCAAACTCAGGGATGGCCTCAGTCAAACGGCGGGCCTGCTCTTGCAGTTCCACTTGACGAGCCTGCTCTTGAAGCGCCGACTGACGCTGTGCCTGATCGTGAAGTTGCCGTTGCTGCGCCTGAAACTCTTGCGCTCTTACTTCGTATTTCGCCTTCTCCTGCATATATCCGATGGGATCACTGTCCAGCATTCGAATATCAGGAGCCTGCGGGGCCTTCATAATCCCTTGCTGTTGCACATTTTCCAACGTCGCAAGAAACTGCTGTCGCTCGTTTTGAAGGGTGTAGTAGAGGTTTTCAGCTTCCTTACGGACAGCGGCGGCCTCCTGCATTCCCTTCTGGATGTAGGCATTTCCCGAATAGGACCGCTTTAGCTCATCGAGGGTGACCTGCGTTTCCTTGCCGTCAACTTTGACAGAAAAGGTCGTTGGCGTCTCTTGAGCGTCGGTTTCTTCGCTTTCCTCATCCTCATCATCCTCGGTGTCAGGCTCTTCGCCGTCGTCCTCGGAATTGTCTGCGGCATCGGCCTCTTGGCCTTCATCATCCGCTTCAGTTTCGTCCTCGACATCTTCCTCTGCCGCCGTTTCTGGTTGGGCTTTCGGTTCGTCGTTCATAGGAGCAAGCAGGCTATCAACAGCCGCTTCGAGTGTATCAGTCGTTTGCACGGTCCCGATCCTGTTTTGCCTCAACGGCCTCGGCGTCTAGTCGCGCTTGGAGAGCGTCGAGAATGAGTTGAACGGCGCGCACATGTTCGTGTGCCGCCGCGACCCTGTTTATATCACAGGTTGCGTCTAAAAACACCCCCGCTGCATCATTGCGGATTTCGCCGATCACGGCTTGGAAAACGTGATCGGCGAGGAGGGTTTTGGCTTCAGAAGCCCGCTGTTTGATTAGGGACAAATGGCATCCTCGGCATTTGCTGTTCACGCTTGATAGCATTCAGATCAAGCTGAACGCCGGTTTTAGCGAGAAGCTCAGCGGCCTTTAAAGCCAAGTCTTGAGCCATCTGGTCCCGCTTCAGGTCATCTTCCATTTGCAGACGCTGTGCGTCAAGCTGCGTCTTGGCCATGTCAGCCTGCACGCGGGCCGACATCTTCATCTGCTCTGCCTGCAAGAACGCCTGATTGGGGTCAGACGGCTGTTGCTGAGACGGGTCACCCTGCGCGGCCTGTGCCGCCATTGCCAGCAACTGCTGTTCGATCTGCGGGTTCATCGGGTTATAGTAGCGGTCGGCATTGTGAATGCCCGCCATGCCCAAGATGTCAGCCAGCGTGTTGCGGATGCCGGTCATCGTGACGATGCCATTCTGCGGCCCGTAGGCTTGCCAGATTTGCATCTGCGTCTGCATGGTCATTTGCAGGGCAGCAATCCGATCCTCGCGGCGGTTGTTGCCCAAGCCGACGTTGGTGACCAGATCCAAATCGTTAGTCCACGAACGCGGATCGACCGGGACAAACTGGCCGTCCAGCCGCATCATTTCATTCGGGTTCGGGTTGGCGCGGGCGATCTGGGCGATCAGGCGGAACATCTGCCGCATCCCGCCTTCAGCCAAGTTGCGGGCGATCAGTTCAGACACCGCAGACGCGGCCTGCACGGCGGCATTGACGCCAGCGGCGGTCTGCGACTGCAAGGCGTCGGCGTCCATGCCCATCGCCGCGCCGGTCACGCCCGTCTTGGCTCGGATGGCCTCGTCGTAAAACTGCAAGGCTGGCAGGGCCGCCGTGGCCGCGTTGCCGATGGAGAACTCGCGCAGGGCGTTGATGTCCTTAACCCGCACCACACCGCCGATCTCGTTGTTCAGAAGATCGTCCATGTTCACAAGGTTTTGAACGGCCATCACGCGGGGATTGTTAGCCATAGCCAGCCCGTCCAGAAGGCCGCGCAGGAGAGACGTTGCCGCATCCTGATCTTCGGTCACGATCTCGGCCAGAGAGCGGCCAAAGAAGGTGTGCGGCTCAGGATCGACCTCAAAGATTGCGAACGGGATGTAGTCGCACAGTTCGTAGTCCAAGATTTCGTAGTCGTTGCCCGCGCAGATGAACTTGTAAAGACGCGGCACGCCCGTGCCTTCAATGTCCATCTTCATGTAGGCTTCGGTAAACTGCACCTTCCGCATCGACGGGTCGGCTGCGTTTTCGTCGTCGTCGGTATCGTCCCAGCCACGGCGGGCCAGTTCTTCCTCGTCGTCAACCGTGCCATCGGCAGCGCCGCCGAGGTTATAGACAGTCTCAAAATCAAAGCCCATCGCCACCAGATCGCCGACGCGGGCTTCGCTGGTGTGGCCGCAGACGTAGCAGTCGTCAATGCTGACGGCCATGCGATCCACGAAGAAGTCCTCGGGGGCAACGCTTTGGATTTTGATCTGGCCCTTGGTGGACGTGCGGGCAACGCGCAGATTGTAGCTGGCCATGCGCGGCTGGATCTCGATGCCCATCTCGTCAATCACGGCTTCAGCGATAATCGTCTCCTCTTGCGAGAGGACTTCGCTTTCCGGGTCGTTTTCGATGAAGGCAAGCTGCTCAGGCGTCAGGTCGCTATATTCGTCAATCTCAACGTGCTGCACCTCGTCGTAGTAGACCTTGGCCACGCCGACCTTCTTGATGAGGGCGTCATGGAAAACGTCAGACAGGATGCGGAAGCCGTTGTTGCGCTCAAAGATATACTTGGCGTACTTGGTCGCCTGGTCGGCACCCATGACGGCCTGCGGGGTGTTCGGGATGAATTCCACAGGCTTGTCGGATTGCAGAAACACGCGCATCAGGGCGGGCTTGATGGCCCGGATCGTGTCGCGCACCTTGGTTGCCACGACCCGCGAGCGGCCATCTTCAAAGTCCACCACAGACTTGCCGTCGAAATACTTCTGCGCCTTGATGCGGTCGGGCGAGACTTCGGTTTCCACGAAGTCCACAGCCTCGCGCACCGCGCTGGTCACGGTGTTCTGGATTTCGTCTTCCGACAGGCGTTTCGGCTGCATCTGTGTCTCCGTTATTGTGCGAGAAGGCCGCGAATTGCCTGCTGTGATAGATTAGCACCGGGCTGCGCTCCCGTCACTGCCCCTGCGCGTCCTGCGCCGCGTGCAGCACCTGCTGTCAGTTCCTGAACACGCTTCTGCAACGCGGCCATCGCGCCCTCATCGCTGATTGCGCGGCGAACAAGTTCTGGGTCTTCCGAAACCAAGATGCGAGCCACGCGGGCGCGCTCTGCGTCGGTTAGATCGCGGGTGAAGCGCGAGGCGATGTTCGACGCTACGTTGACCATTGCTTCGGGGCTGCCAGACAGCACGCCAGTAACGTCCGCAACGGAAATGTCCATTCCACGGCGGGCCGCTTCCATAGTCGTCTCTGCCGTTGGACTTCCGCCGAGGATGAAGTCCGTTGTGACCTGAGACGCGCGGGCAGTCTCAAGGCGGTTTAGAACGGCATCAATTGCATCTTGCGGCAATACCGCACGCAGGATTTGGCCTTCTTTGGTTTCAGGGTTGGCAAGGTTGCGGATCATGCTTTGGCGCGACCCAGTTGCCGCACGGGCTTCCAGAGATGCCATTAGGCCAGCGCGATACGCCTCAATCTTTTGCGGGTCGGTGATCTTGGAGAACTCAAGCAATTTTTCGTTCACGTCACCAACAAGCGCAGTCTGACCGGACTCAAAGGCATCACGCTGTCCGCGCACGGTTGCAGCCGTTGCCCGCGCAGTTCCAAGCGCAGGAGAAGCGACATCAAGCACGCCGCGAAGCCCTTTTTCAGCCTCTGAAAACGCTTCCCCAGCGCCGCCAAAGCCTGCCCGATATTCTGCCGAAGCGGCGTTGCCAATCGCGCGGCGAACACGCTCCGCCTCGTCAATGGTGATTGGTCGGGTGAATGTGACGTTGGCAGGACCGATGCCATTGGCTGGCGGCGTAACAGCGACAAGCCCACGGAAGATTTTATTCACCTCAGTGACCGCCTCAGGAACAACCTGAAGCGCGGCAAGAACCTCGCCAGAGACTTGCTCTGGTGCTTGAATGTCCTTGAACGGCGCATAAGCCGCACGCTCTGCAACCTTGGCCGCATCTTCACTTGTCCGCTGGGCGCGCAAGGCGCTTGGCGCATTTACGTCAGAGAGATACTTACGGATTTCATCCATCGCCTGAGCGCGGGTCTGAGCAGGACGCGGTGTCATCGCCTGCGTGATAATGGTTGAAGCCTCACCACCACCAGCCCGATATGCGCGCACGGCAGCCTTGATGGTCTCATTCTCGGCCATGATGCGGCCATTCAGAACGTCGTCTGCAATCTCATCTGCCGTCTTGCCTGTTTGCTTCGCAAGGCGCTGGATTTCGTTCTCAACAACGCTTGAACCGCGATTGCCAACGATGCGTCGAGCCGCATCGGTCAGCGCGTTGACAGCACCACCAGCGGCGCGTGTGATGCCACCAGCAACTGTGCCGCCGATAGCGCCAGTGACCGCGCCGCCGGGGACGCGAGCCGCACGCTCTGCAAAGCCGCCCTCGCCCGTTCCAAACGCATACGCGCCGCCCTCAAGACCACCCATGAGAGCAAGGCGGCCCAAGGTAGGAGCCACGGCAGCCGTCGAAGTTCCGCCAGTAAACGGCGCAGCGGCAACAGCGGCAAGGGCAGGGATAACTGCACCACCCGCTTCATATGCCAAGGCTTCAATCGGACGTGCCTCTTGATATGATTTCAGGTTGCCACGGATTTCGTTCAGCACGTCCTCGTAGGAGCGGCTGTTGACATCAAAGCCAAGCGAGGATGCGACATAAGACGCGGCAGCGCGGGCGGCGGCTTCCGCCTCGTCCGCTGTTCCCAGCGTCAAGCCTTGTAATGCAGTGCGGACGGGTTCACGCGGAGCCGCCTCAACCGCTGCGGCCTTTTCTTGGCGACGTGCGCGTGCGGCCTCAACTGCTTTGCGTTGGGCCTCAGTCATCTCAACCATTATTGGCCCTCCATGAATGCTCTGCGTTCTTCTTGGTTCATCAAGTCCCAATCCTCTTGGGTAACACCAAGAGCGACTGCCGACGGCGGCACAACGGCTGGGATGACAACTTGAGCCTCTGGGATGACCCCCGAATAAATAAACTCAGGTGGCACGCCAGCTTGCTTCGCCAACTCCGTGTATCTGTCCAGCGTAGTTTGAGCAGCACTAGAACGCTCAGTGTAGATTTGGGTGGCCAACTCAGCGATTTGCTGTCGCACTTCAGGCGTCAACGACCCTTCGCCAGTGACGGCGTTTCTCAATGCTTGGCCGAGTGCAGGAATGCGCGCACCAGCATTTTGCACTGCGGCAACTTCGCCTTCACGGGCCACTGAGCCGGGGTCTAGGATTTTTGCGAAAGCAACGGCCAAGGCGTAGTCACTGGTTGCGTTCGGGTTGGAATAAAAGGTCGTGATGTTTCCGTATCCCTGCTTCACAATCTCAAACGGGGCCAATTCGGCGCGCACATCGTCTCTGATTGTGTTGATAGCGGTCAGTTGATCGCCAGTAAGCGTCGGCTGCGGCCCGCGCAGCCTTTGCAATTCAATCTGCGCTTTTTCAAGGTTGATAGCCGCCATCGGGTCGGTAGGCGTCAAAGCCATCTTTGCAGCACCAACAACGTCGCCGGTCGCCTGAGCGTATTGCAGGGCGCGCTGGGCTTCCGGCGTGTTGAGCGTGGACAGCCACTCAAGCGTGCGGTTGCGCTCGCTTTCGGCCTTGCGATCCTCAATGCCTTGCTGCAACTGACCAATCAGCGCCTGATTGGGGTTCAGCGTCATGCCTTCCAGCGCGATGGCAAGGCGCGAACGTGCGTCACGACCCTGCGGCCCAAAGAAGCCGCCAAGCAGCCCTTGGCGCTGCGGTGCGGCCTGTGCAGGCATCGGCATAGCGGCTTGCATGGGAGCGGTCGGCTGCAAGCGGCCAACAGGCATTTCATTCACCTGAATGACGTTGGGGTTCATGCCGCCCGTTCCGATACCCGCGCGCAGCAAGTCTTCGCGTGTGATAGCCATTTAGCCCCCCAAAAGCCCGAAGAAACCACCGCGCGCCTTCGCGGCCTCGGCCAAGCGCGGGTCTCTCTTCTGCGTCAGAATATTGAATAGGTTTGCGATAGGCGCGGCTTCAGCGTCCTGCGCGATGCCACGGCTGGCCGCCAAGAGAGACAGCACGCCCATGTCCTCGAACGGATCGGCGGGCTGCATCATCGGCTGCATCGTCGGCTGCGCGGCGGCCATCGGTGTCCCCGGCCCGAAGGCGGTGGTCGGCCCCGGCATCGGTGAGCCACCCATGCCAAGTGCGCGGTTGAACTTGTCAACGTACACGTTGCCCGTGGTGCCGAGAATGTCGCTGCGATTGCCGCCCTCAGACAAGGGTTGCCCGGTGAACCAAGCAGAAGCCGCGTCCTGCGGGTTGCCGTATTTCTGGACATACGATCCGAATTCGCCAGCGAACACCTTGTCCTGCG